ACGGCTTCTTGCGCCGTGCGCTGGAGTTTGGCCAGCTTAACATCAATAATATCGTCAATTTCTTCCTTGCCGTCAGCATCCAGCTGGCGGTATTTTTTTATGTGTGTTTCTTCCTGCTGGGTGAGGGAGAGAGAGGAGGACGTGCGCTTAGACATTAAACCGCCATCTTCTATAATGTCGCTTTTCCGGATACAAAAATAATCGGCTAATTTTTGAATTGCACCCATTCTAGGTTCTTTCAAACCTTGTTCCCATGTTGAAACAGCTTTATCGCTAACACCTGCGATTTGGCCTAACTCTTTTTGCGATAATCCGTATTTTTCGCGTAAGATTTTTATATTTTCACTGATTCCCATAAGAGAACCTCCTTTGTTCTTTTTAGTCTATAATATACTAAAAGTAGAAAAAAATCAACATTACAACGAAAATAATCTACTTTAGGTAGTTGACAATCTACCGAAAGTAGATTAGAATAAAATTACAAACAAGGAGGTGAAATTAATATGGGCTTGTCTTTGAAACAAATGCGTTTGATAAAAGGGAAAACTCAGGATGAAATGGCTGAGCTGTTAAACATTCATGTCCAAACTTACAGAAAATTAGAGGAAAATCCAGATGAGGCTACAATTAAGCAAGCTAAGAAGATTTCGGAGTTCCTCGGAGTTTCTTATGATGATATTTTTTTTGCTCAATAACTCTACTAAAAGTAGAATTAAACCGCCGGCGCGGCGCTGGCGGTAGGGAGGTAATGAAATGAAACTTACACTTACCCTTGATGAAGTTTCGGCCGTTACTCAGGCCCTGTTATCCAAAGCGCAGGAAGCCGAAGAGGAAGCGCTGGGATGCGAAAAGCTGCGCTGTGCTTCTGCCGCTGAGTTTTGGCAAAAGAGAGCTGAACTTTACAGAAAGACTTTCGAGGCAGTAAAGGCTCAGCGCGCCAGCTGGTGGGAGGAAGCGCGAAGGCAATAATGAGCATTCAATTTACGCCGGACACACCGGCAACGCGCCGCGCGTTCAACCGTCTGGCGCGGGAAAAAATGAAGCTGCGTCTGCTGGCAGACATCCGCATGGACCTCATGGTCTGCGAGCTGGAAGGCTATAGTAAGCTGGAATATCTGGATGAGCTGCTGGCGCTGGTGCAGGAGCTGAGGAAGGGAGGGTGAGAGTTATGGATAGTACCTTAAAAGACTGTAAATTAGTTAAAGTTATTCAAGTGGTAACCAAAGAAGGTACAGGGGCAAAAGAAAACCCCATTCGCGAAAGTATTGCTTACTTTACAACGGATGGGGCTCATATAGGGACTTTGGTTAATGGAGTCCAGAAATAAGTGATTGAGCTTTTTTAAATTCTTGTTCAGCATTACGTGAGGCCATTAGAAACGGAGGTAAAGGCATGAAAGAAGAACCTGCACTCTCAATCAATATCACAGAAAAAACTTTCTGTTTGTGTATGTTAGCAGCTCAACAGCTGCTGAATACGATAAACAGCAAAAAAAGCTTCAGGGCTATTGTCGAACGTAGCCCTGAAGCCGAAAAAATCACCATTAAAATTTATACCAAAGACATCCCGGTGGAATAGGCACTAATTTTTCTAATGGTTCGTTTTCGTCCCATGTAACCTCGAGTATGTGCGGCTTCCCTACACAAATCATAAAAGCGAAGCGATCCACAGCATTATAAAACTGCTCATACTCATCCGGCGAAAGCGAACTGGTGTCTATCCTATAAGTTGTAACCATATTCTCACCTCCTTCCTGTGCCTTTATTATAGCACTGCTGCGAGGTGGTGGAAAAGAAGGGAGGTGGGGAATGATGGAAGATACAAAAAGCAAAAGCTCACCAATTTGTATTGAGGTGAAGGCTCAATACAAAAGAAGTGAGCTTGGTCGTAAGCTTGAGCGTGTCCAAAAGGCACAGGAAGAATTGGAAGCAGCTTTAGAAGATCTGAATATGCCTTTTGAATATGCCGATGTTAAGGTGGATATTATTTAGGGCGTTTTAGAGAGTCGTATCTTGTGATGGCATTTATAATGGCTGTTGAAATAGCGTCAATTTGTTTATCCGAAAGAGGCGGATTAACATTACTCGTATTGTTCTTCTTTAAGCCGTCAAGGATGCCGTTAAGAATATAAATATATTCGTTTCTTTGCATAACAAACACCTCCTTCCTGTGCTTTTATTATAGCACGGAAGTGGAGAAAGTGAGGAAGAAGGGAGACTAGGGCATGGAAGAAGAAAAAGCCTCTAACAATTTGGCTGATAACCAAGATTGCAGAGGCATAGTAGAAAAACATTATCAAAACAATATTTTAGCAATGCATATAAAAGTACAAATCTTAGGGCTTCAAAAAACTAGAGATGTACTAAAATGGATTGCCTTGTTCTCAAGAAGATTTTATTTAGATTTTGTGGAAAAGAAGGGAGGTGGGGAATGATGGATGATAAAGAAATGACGACCTGCCCACATTGTGGGAAAGTCGTCAAAGAAGGAAACTTCTGTAATGGATGTGGCAAGAAGCTGTCGAAGATATGTGACTGTTGGCTGATGAAGCGCCAGTATCATTGCAAGTTTCAAAAATGTCCTGACATGTCGGCCTTTACTTTATTGCTCTTGCATATTCATCAAGACCAAAAGCGTAGGCAATACGTTTTTCTTAAGCCAATCTTTGAAGCAATCAACAGCAAGTCCTTGAAGGCCATCAAGAAACTTGGCGTAGACCAGAGCAGCATAACGAGACTGGGGAGTTTCAACGATGATGTCTGGTATAAAATCTACTAACTGTTTTTTCTGGTCTGGGGTTAATTCTTCTAACATGTCAATGATGTGTGCGGCGGTTTGCAGAGTAGCTTCAGTCCAAGGATATGGCTTACCGCAATTATAACAGTAAGCTGGAACATCTACTGTATTGGAAATCTTAACATCTTTATAGCCAGAAATATGTGATGACATTTTTCTTCCTTCCAACACATTGCACATAGTACCGGAATAAATTGGCTTATTCATATAGTAGGCACCGCGAAGCTGGCTACCACAATGTGGGCAAGCAGAAATGACTTTGGCACCACATATTGAGCAAAAAATCTCATTTTTAGCAGCGTGTGTGCTAGTATCGCTGTTTCGCAGATGTCCGTTTTCGCAAACTTGGGCAGTCTTAAAGAAATGGTTTGAAGTATTCATAAAATCACCTCCTTCCTATGCTTTTATTATAGCACTGAGGCAAGGCGGTGGAAAAGAAGGCAAAAATGAGCATTCAATTTACGCCGGACACACCGGCAACACGCCGCGCGTTTAACCGTCTGGCGCGGGAAAAGATGAAATTGCGCCTGCTGGCAGACATCCGTATGGACCTCATGGTCTGCGAGATGGAAGGCTGGGACAAGCTGGAGTATCTGGATGAGCTGCTGGCGCTGGTGCAGGAGCTGAGAAAGAAGGGAGGTGAGGAAGATGGCAATAGCAATAGGGTTACTGGTGATAACTAACCTTTTCACGCTGTATCTGCTTTTGGGAACCCACTACAGATTTAAAGCTTTGGTTTTGTACATAGTAAAAAAAGGATACACCCTGCCGACAAAAGATGATCTGACGGAATGTATCAAAGAATGTGTAAGAGAAAAGCTTTAACCTATAGCAGATTTTATAAGGTTCGATATTACGAGTGAAGAAGCTTGCATTGCGGCTTCAAGCGATTTAACGCCAAGCATGTTTAAAACCTTCTTAACCTTTTCGTAAACGACGGGGTAACGGATGCTTTCTAAAAAAGCATGTCCTGATGGCGTTAAATCTGATACGCCAATGCTGTAACCGTCTGGAGATGCAAATTCATCCAGAAGGCCTGCTCTGATGCAATATTTAATGTGGTATACGATTTCGTCGTTGTCATAACGAGTGAGCAGTTCAAATTGAGGCGGCGGAATTGGCGGAGGCACTTCTTCGTATGCTTCTGCGAGGGATTTAGATAAAACTGTATCAATGTAAATTGCAGGATGACGCAAATCACTATTCGCTTCAGCCCAAAGCATTACATCACGGACGCAGTCAATATTTAACCTCATAACAATCACCTCCCTCCTGTGCTTTTATTATAGCACGGAACGCGAGGCGGTAGGGAAGGAGATGAGATTATGCGTGAAAATCCTATCATGAAATATTTGGCCGAAACCTACGGTATTACGCCGGATCAGCTGGAAGAAGAACTTAAGAACGCTAAAATCGATATCGGTATTTTCGTAGAACCTTGGGAAGGAGGGGAGCAATAATGAAAAAAATCTTAATCGCCATCCTCGCAGCTTGCTGCGTGTGGGCTGCGTATGACTACAGCCGTCCGGTTGACCGCTACGTTGTCAAGGTTACTGCTGCTGAGGGTGACACCCTGTGGCATCTGGTAGGCGGTGTCATGGATAGCGAAGGAGACCGGCGCGACATTCACGAGGTTATCTTTTATACGCGCCAAATCAGCAACATCAAAGGCACGTTACAGCCGGGGGACGTCGTATTGATTCCCATCGAGGTTCTCAAATAATGACTGTGCTTTCTACGTTCCACAAAAAGAAAAAGAGCATTGATATTGGCGTATCAATGCTCTAAGAAGTGAAAAATATGAGAAAAAGAATTAAATTGTTCACACAAAAGTGAAAATAAAAGTAAAAAGTGAAATCACATATATTTATAACAAACATAAGGAGTGAAATCAATGCAGATTGAGTTTCAATTGGAAAGAAGAATCGGCGCTCTCAGCGAGAACCCATCAGGCTACACCAAGGAGCTGAATGTGGTTGCCTGGGATGGTAAATACACAAAATATGACCTGCGCACCTGGAACCCCAATGGCAAGCCCGGCAAGGGCATTACGCTGACCAAAGAGGAGCTGAAGAAGCTGCACAAGCTCATCGGCGAGGAAATCCGCCAAATGGGAGGATGCAATGAGTAGTATAACCCGTAAAAATAAGCGTCGTGCAGCATTTAAATGTGCAAAGCAGGGCATTGCCCCGGCGCAGGCGATTGCGGTATCGGCAGCGCGCGGCATCAAAGTAACAAAAGA